GCTAGCTAGGAAGGTGGCCGGGTCTATAGGAATAGACTTCTTCGATAATACGACCTTCGAAATTAATAGGCTTATGTACTGGCCTAGTAAGGCTAGCGACGTGCCTTACTACTTCGAACACCAAGCCGGCGACTGGCTAGACGTAGACGCCATACTAGCACAGTATCGCGACTGGCGCGACGTAAGCGAGTGGCCTACGAATAAGGCCAGCGAAGACGACGTAAAGGACCGCGCCGGCAAGCAGGAAGACCCAACGGAAAAGCGCGGCATAGTCGGCGCCTTCTGCCGGGCCTACACTATCGAAGAAGCACTAGAAACCTTCTTAGCCAAAGCTTACGAACCCGGCGCAGAAGGGCGCTATACTTACCTAAAAGGATCCACGGCTAACGGGCTAGTAGTCTATTCGGATAAGTTCGCCTATAGCCACCACGGAACCGACCCCGCCGGCGGCATGCTATGCAATGCTTTCGACTTAGTACGCGTGCATAAGTTCGCCGACTTAGACGCGGCGCCGAATAGCCTTAAGAGTTTTAAAGCTATGGAAGCCTTCGCTATGACTGATAAGCGTACGAAGGCTATTTTAGCGCGCGAATTAAAGGAAGTCTACGCCTTAGATTTTGACGACGAAAGCGGCGAATACTCTAAGGCGGAAGAAGTAGATAATAGCTGGCTAGACGGTATGGACATGGACCACAAAGGGACTATTTTTCTAGCGACCGCCAAGAATATAGATTTGATATTCGAGAATGATCTAGGTTTAAAAGGCACCTTCGCGCTTAACTTATTCGACGGGAAGCCCTACGCCACCAAGGCGCCGCCGTGGCGCCGAATTAAGGCCGCCGAACCTATGGAAGACGTGGACCTAGCCGGGCTTCGTAACTACGTAGAAAAGGCTTACGGCATAAGCAGTAAGGAAAAAGTAGCCGACACGCTTAAGCTGGAACTACACCGGAACGCGTGGCACCCTATCCGCGACTTCCTTAACGGGCTAGTATGGGATGGCCAGCCCCGGGTAGATAATCTTTTTATAGACTACTTCGGAACCGCGGAAACGATCTACGAACGCGAAGCCGCGCGTAAGTCTTTAGTAGGGGCCGTAGCGCGTATCTTTTCGCCCGGCTGCAAATTTGATTTAATGCCGGTAATAGTAGGCGACGAAGGCCTATACAAGTCTACCTTCTGGAAGCGCTTAGGGAAGCAATGGTTTAGCGATACCTTCTTTAAGGTAGACGGTAAGGACGCCTTAGAGCAAATACAGGGCGCGTGGATTATAGAGATAGCGGAACTAGCGGGCCTGCGTAAAGGCGACGCCGAAAGTATAAAGCACTTTATCACAAAGCAGGAAGACGAATTTAGGGCGGCTTACGGGCACTTTAAGAAGAAGTATTTAAGGCAGTGCATTTTCGTAGGGACTACCAACTGGCGCGACTTCCTTAAGGATCCTACAGGAAACCGCCGCTTCCTTCCTATAGTAGCCCAACCAGAACGCGTTACGAAGTCGGTAGATACCGACCTAGTAGGCGAAGAAGTTAGTCAAATTTGGGCCGAAGCGGTAAGCTACTACATGCAAGGCGAAAAGCTTTACTTAAGCAAAGAAGCGCAGGCGCTAGCGTTCGCGATTCAGGCGGCCCACATGGAGCAAGACGACCGCGCCGGCTATATAGATACCTTCTTAACCTTACCGCTACCGGAAGACTGGACTAAGCGCGACGCGTTCGACCGGCAGGCCTACTTCGCCGACCGCCGCAGCGCCGAAGGCGTACCGCGTACCGAAGTAACCGTAGCCGAAATCTGGGTAGAGTGCCTAGGCAAAGCGCGCGAAGATATGAGTAAGTATAATACGCGCGAAATTAACGACATGCTGCGCGGCCTAGGCTGGCAGTTTGGCGGAAGCGTTAAAAATATTCCGCTTTACGGCCGGCAGCGCGTCTTCGTTAAAAAATAAGCTATGCAATATTTCGGAGGTAAATTTAAGATAGCTAAGCAAGTAGCGGAGATTATAAACGCTAATCTAATAGGCCCCGCGCCGGTCTACTACGAACCCTTCTGCGGGGCGCTAAATATTACGCAATACATAAAACCCGAAGCGCTACGAATAGCTAGCGACTATAACGAAGCACTTATAGTTTTACTAAAAGCCGTACAAGCCGGCTGGCTTCCGCCTGAACACGTAAGCGAAGAAGACTACCGGGCACTAAAGCAGCAAACCGAAAACACCCCGCTAAAAGCTTTCGCGGGCTTCGCCTGCAGCTTCGGCGCTAAGTACTTCGGAGGCTACGCGCGTAACACCCGGCGCGGCGGCGACAACTTCGCTGCCCGGGGCCGGCGTACCTTGCTTAAGAAGTTCGGAGCCTTAAAAGGCGTTACTTTTTGGCATCAAAATTTTATGAATTTAAACCCGCTGCCGGGCGCCGTGATTTATTGCGACCCGCCTTACGCAAATACTACAGGATATACAACCGGGGCTTTTGATAGCGCGGCCTTTTGGGAAAAAGTAAGAAGCCTTAGCGCTACTAACTTAGTAATAGTTAGCGAGTACGTAGCCCCGGCGGACTTTACGGAAGTAGCCGCTTTTAATACCGACCTGAGTATTAGAGGCGCTAACGGCGTGCGCGCGAAACGAGTAGAAAAGTTATTTACCCATATTTAAAAATAGCTTGCTTTTTAATTAAACAAAGTTTAATATTACTCATTGATTTAAACCAAACCCCCTAATAAGATGAACGATTTAACCTTTACCACGAAAGCCGAAGTTCTTAAGAAGTTCGAAGAATTATATATGAACCGGCCTAGCGATATTTATAATATGTATTTTATAAAAGCTTCGGCTACTTACGTACTACGAAAAGAGGCGCGAAGCAATGGTTAAGAAGAAACTACTTATAAGCTTTTCGGGGGGCGAAACTTCCGCCTACATGGCTGCGCGGCTTCTTACCGAAAAGCGCGACGAGTACGAAATAGCGCTAGTCTTCGCGAACACCGGGCAAGAAAACGAAGAAACGCTAGTTTTCGTAGAAGCCTTCGCTAAGCATTTTAAAGTTAAAATTTATTGGATTGAAGGCCTACACTTCTACGGCCTCGGTAAAGGCACGCGCTTTAAATTAGTAGACTTCGAAACCGCGGACCGGGTAGGGCGGACTTTTGAAAGCTTCGTAAGCGTTTACGGCCTGCCTAATTCTGCCGCGCCGCAATGCACCCGCGAACTAAAAGGCGCCCCTATAAAGGCCTTCGCGCGCTTATTTTTGGGCTGGCGTGGCTACTATACCGCGATAGGAATAAGGGCCGACGAAGCGGACCGTATGACTAAAAGCGCTAGAAATAGCAAATTTATCTACCCGCTTATATCTACGTGGCCTACGACTAAGCCCGAGGTTAACGCTTTTTGGGCGGCTATGCCCTTTAGACTAAAGCTAAAAGGCTACGAGGGTAACTGCGTTTTTTGTTGGAAGAAGTCTAAAAAGAAGCTGCTAAAAATAGCGCAGGAACGGCCCGAAGTTTTCGCTTTTCCCGCACACCTAGAAGCTACTTACGGCGACTTTTTCCCGGCGCACCGTGCCGAAGCGTGGCGCAAAGCGGGCAAAGAAATACCCAAAAATATTAAGATGTTTAGGGGCAGCGTTAGCGCCTTAGATATCCTAGCCGAAGCCGCTACCCTGCCGCCAGTAGAAGTATCCGACGATAGCGTAGAAGTAGACATACTAGGCAGCCCTATAAACCCGGACGACTTAGACCTAGTAGGCGGCGATAGCTGCGAAGTTTGGGCAGACTGCCGAAGCGACGACGAACTAATATAATTTTAACTTCCTAATCTTATGACCGAAAAACAAATAGAAAAGAAGCTACGCCTAGGCATTGAAAAGCTGGGCGGCTTATGTTTAAAATTCCCTGCTAGCTTCTTCGCCGGCATACCGGACCGCCTATGTATCTGCCCGGGCGGGCTAGTCTTCTTCGTAGAAACGAAGGGCGAAGGGCTTAAGCTGCGACCGCGCCAGCTACACGTAGCGAAGAAGCTCAAAGCGTTAGGCGTTCGCGTGTACGTCGCGAACTCCGCCGCTATGGTGGACAACCTTTTAATTTCACTTGGTGCCGTCTACACTTAAAATAAATTTTATATAAACGAGACTAAAAAACTTTAAAAAATGATTCAGGAAAAAAAAGTATTTGAAACGCCAAACTTTGGCGGCGAAGGCGTGTTGCATTTTGATATCGAAAAGGACGCGGTTAATTACGTGGCTTTTTACGCCTTGGAAGAGATCCGAAACAATTACCCAAATAACGGGATAAGGGGACCCATTAAGAAAGCCGAGTTGCTTTACAATTCTATTAAATTATTAAACGCCAAGTCTCCAGAAATGCTTGAGTGTTTAATCGAGGCTGTCTCAAAGGTAGCATTTGAGGGCTTCCAAGAATTTAAAGATATTACGCCCGAAAGTCCTAAAGGTTATAACCCCGCAACCGCGTGCTAAGCCTTAACAACCTCCACGACTACCAGCGATTCGGCATTAAGCACGTACTAGAGCGCGAAGAGGGCGCCGGGCTTTTCCTAGACATGGGCCTAGGTAAAACGGTAATAGCCTTAACGGCCATACGCGAACTACTAGACCGGCTAGAAGTTAGCCGCGTGCTAGTAGTAGGTCCTAAGCGCGTAGTAGAATCAGTATGGACGCAGGAAGCTACGAAGTGGCAGCATACCGCCGGGCTAACTTTTAGCCTAGTAGCCGGTACCGCTAAGAAGCGCGAAGCAGCGCTAGAAGTGGAGGCCGACGTTTACCTAGTTAGCCGGGATAACATACCGTGGCTATGCGGCCTTTACGGCGGCAGCTTCCTACCGTTCGATCTACTTATATTAGACGAACTAAGCAGCTTTAAGAACCACCAAAGCCAGCGCTTCAAAGCGCTTAAGCGGGTCCGCAAGTCCGTAGGCCGGGTAATAGGTCTAACCGGGACCCCGGCGCCTAACGGGTTAATTGACTTATGGGCGCAGGTATTTCTACTAGACGGCGGCGAACGCTTAGGCCATAGCGTAGGGCGCTACCGCGAAGCTTACTTTAAGCCCGACGCCCGTAACGGCGCTATGGTTTATAACTATAAGCTGAAAGACGAAGCGCAGCAAGGTAGAATCTATAAGGCTATAGGCGACCTTTGTATAAGTATGAAGGCCGAAGACTTCTTAGATATGCCGGAAAAAATACTAATTGACGAACGCGTAAGCTTCGGCCCTAAGCTGGCTAAGGACTACGCCGACTTCGAGAAGGAATTAGTACTAAGCTTACTTAGCGAACTGGGCGAAAAAGAAATAAGCGTAGCCAGCGCGGCGGCCCTATCTAATAAGCTGCTACAGTTCGCTAACGGTGCGGTATATGACGAAGACCGCGAAGCGCACGCCGTACACGATCTTAAGCTAGATAAGCTAGAAGACATACTGGAAGCCGCGAACGGGCGGCCGCTGCTAGTAGCGGTAGCTTTCCGCCATGACGCGGCCAGGATAATGAAACGATTTAAAAGCATTAAGCCCCGGCAGCTAAGTGGCCAGCAAGATATAGACGACTGGAACGCCGGGCGCGTATCTATGCTAATCTTACACCCTGCCAGCGGCGGGCACGGTTTGAATATCCAACACGGTAGTAATTTTATAGTATGGTTCGGCCTTAATTGGAGCCTAGAACTTTATAAGCAGCTTAACGCCCGGCTATGGCGCCAAGGGCAGAAAGCTAAGCAGGTTTTTATCTACAGGATCCTAGCCGCCGGTACGCTAGACGAACGCGTAATTAGGACCTTAAGCGAAAAAGACAGCACCGAAGGCGAACTGCTTAGCGCCGTTAAAGCAATTATTAAAAAATATATTTAAATTTTGTTTGTTTATTATTTAAACTTTGTTTAATATTACGTATTCATTTAAACCAAACCTCTTAAAAAATTATGCTTCCTAAACTACATTTATTAACCGCTAAAGACGACGGCCTGCGCCCAGCGCTTGCTTGCGTAAGAATTACAAAAAAGGACTTAAGAGCCTGCAGCGGCTTTATCGGGGCGATAATCCAAACCGAAAGCACCGGGCTAAAAATCGAACAACTGCCCGAAAGTCCGGTTTACATGAAGGCCGAAAGCTTTAAGCTGTTAACGACTCCGGACGTCGTAGCGATTATCTTTGAGGGCGAGTTTTTTAGAGTTCTTCTTAGAAATAAGCCCTATAAGTTGGCCCCTATATATGAGTTAGATGAAAATTACCCGGACTTAGATGCTGTTTTCCCTACCGGGGATCAGGCGAAGGATACCGGCGAAGTAGGTATCAACCCTACGCTTTTATCGCTTTTAGCGGAGGGGCTAACCCTGCCCAGCGAAAAAAATAAGAGTCTAAAGTTAAAGTTTTGCGGAACTAACAGGGCTATTTTAGTTAAGACCTTCGCTTCGGAGCTGGACGCAAAAGGGATAATACTGCCGGTAGCTATTGAAAATTAAACCTAACCGGCCCTTCGGGGCCTTTACCCTAACCCTTAAATAAGATGAACTTAAAAGAAACCCTAGCCCGTATAGCGGACGACCTTAAGACGCTAGACGCGCAGATAGCCGAAACGGTTAGCACTATTACGCTAGGCTGCGAAGTAGAAGTAGCCGACCTAGCAGCCGACTACGAACGCCAGCTAGGTCGCTTATCAGCTTCGCACGCGGAAACCGACGCAGCTACTAAAGCGCGCTACGAAGCCTACCTAGATACGCTTAAAGACAAGGCGGCCGAAGCCTTAGAAGAACTCGAAGAACTACAGCGGACTACCGAAGACGCGCTAGAACTGCAGGCCGAATTAGAGATGGACCGCAGCGGCGTTCTACCTACCGGGAACCTTAAGCAGCGGCTAGCCTTCGACAAGCTGGCGGCGTGCTGGGAAACCTTAAATTTAGACAATCTTGAAACCTATCTAGACTCATGTACAAAATAGAAATCAAGATAACCGGCCGCGGGAAGGCTAGAAGGCTAGCTACTTTCTTAGAGTTAGTTAACTTTTACGATAAGCCAAATATAAAAAAGACGCTTATAGTAGAAGAAGACCGGCAGCTAGCCTTTCTTTTTAGCCCGGAAATTAACTTAGAAATAATAGCGGAATAGTGGCTAAAAATAGCGAATGTTTAAAATTAGCGCCTACGGGCGCTTTTTGCGTTTTAGCAGGGTAAACACAAAAGGCCCTGTTTACCTTTGTGTTTACCTCGGTGTTTACCTTCGTAACTACTTAAGAGCCAATATGTTAGAACCTATTTACTATACTATATATACTATATATACAATAAGAAGAAGAAATATATAGAAGGCGAAGGGGTAGGGGTCTGCACGCGAGGCGCTAGCACCCGTATAGACACCCCTACCCCCGTAAGGATATATAGAGTTTTTTGTGTTCTTTGTTTACTTTGGCACTTTTTCGGCTTATAAGTAGCTGGCTATTAGCAAAGTAGTAGGGGTAAACAAAGAATTTACTTGAAGGGGTCCCGGCTTAGTTGTGTTTACTTTTGGCTTTTGTGGCTCTTTTTTCGTAAAATTGTTTAAAATAATAGAACTATGGCAGCACCTTTCGGGAATGAATACTACCGCAATAGGATAAGAGTAGGGGCCCCGCGTAAGTTTGACACGCCGGAAGCCTTAGCCGAAGCTTTTAACGACTACTTCGAGGACGTGGAGGCTAACCCGCTAAAAGAATCTACACTAATAAAAGTTAAGGAAGGACTGAGCGAGAAAGTTAAAGTTTTTAAGCGCCCTTTGCCGCGTGCTATGACGCTGCAAGGCTTCTGCGCCTTTACCGGGCTGAGCATGGTTACGCTTTACGAGTACGATAAGCAAGATGGTTATACTAATATCATAGCGCAGGCGCGCGAAGTTATGTACGGCCAGAAGCTAGAAGGCGCTGCGGCTGGCTTATTTAACGCTTCGATAATAGCCCGCGAACTAGGCCTAGCCGAAAAGTCCGAACAAAGAATATTGCACGAACAGCCCCTTTTTGATGATAGCGACGACGCCGAAGAAGAAGACGCTTAAGAGGCTAGCCGGCTTTACCTATACCTCGGCCATAAAGAAGCTGCGAGCGCTGCGAAAGACCGGCGCCCGGACCTACGTAATACCTGGCGGCACTTCGGCCGGTAAGACCTTCGGCATACTGCCTTTACTAATAGACCTAGCAGCTAAGGAGGCCGGGCTAAGTATTTCGGTAGTATCGGAAAGCATACCGCACTTAAAGAAGGGCGCTATAAAAGACTTTAAAAATATAATGACGGCTACCCGGCGCTGGGTAGACGGCCGGTATAATAAAACAGACCGCGTTTATAGTTTTGCCAATGGCAGCTATATAGAATTTTTTAGCGCGGATAGCGAAGGCCGGGTTAGGGGTCCGCGGCGAAATATCCTTTACATAAACGAAGCAAATAATATAAGCTTCGACACCTACTACCAGCTAGCTATTAGAACCGATCGCGAAATCTGGCTAGATTATAACCCTAGTAACGAGTTTTGGACGGACACCGAACTAGGCGACGACGAAGACGCCGTTAAGTTAATTTTAACATATAAGGATAACGAAGCGCTGGCGCCTTCCATAGTTAAAGAAATAGAGAAGAACCGCGTTAAGGCCTTCTTCGACGAAAGCCTAGAAGGCGAAGCGCTATTTAGCGAAGCTAATATTAAGTCTAGTTATTGGGCGAATTGGTGGAAGGTCTACGGCCTAGGCCTAACCGGATCCCTTATGGGCGTGATCTTCCAAAATTGGAAGCAGATTGACGGCATACCGGTAGACGCCCGGCTACTAGGCTACGGGCAAGACTTCGGCTTTACGGCAGACCCGGCGGCTACTATAGCGGTTTACTCCTACGGCGAAAAGATAATAGCGCACGAACTAATCTACCAGCGCGGGCTACTTAATACCGACTTGGTAAAGCAGTACAAAGCTACCGGCGTAAAGCCCGGGCTTAAGATATGGGCAGACAAAGCGGAGCCTAAAAGCATTAAAGAAATAAGCGGCTACGGCTTTAATATCGACGGCGCCGACAAAGGGCCCGATAGCGTTAACTTCGGTATCGACTTACTGCAGGGCTTCGAAATTTTAGTAACTTCTTCTTCGCTTAATCTTATACGCGAATTACGCAGCTATCTTTGGGAAGTAAACAAAAAGACCGGCAAGGCTACGACCGACCCGCAAGACGCTAATAACCACGCAATCGACGCGCTGCGCTATTTCGCGGTTATGGCGTTAACCAGCTACCAACCTACATACAAATCTAAAACCCATGGTAAAACTAAGCGGAAGACTAAAGGGCAGTACTATAGCGACATGCTTTAACGGCCTAACCGGGGCTAGCCTCCACGCTATTAAAAAACATACGCCGCGCGAAGTACTGGCCGCGCTTTCTACGATACTGCCGGAAGCGCTGGCTAGCCTATCTACCGAAGAGGTCCTAGGCCTTTATGAGCTAGTAGCATTTGTAGACGATCTAGGCGAAGTAGCGGCGGCCCTACCTAGCGATATAGCCCTGCCCGAAGTAGACGTAGCCGCCGGCACCTTCGAGCGCTTAGAACTAGCTAAAAAGAAGGCGCATCAAATACGCGAGCCCTACCGGCTTTTTGTAGAATTGGTGCGGGTCTACTTCGGCGAAGACTACTTAGCTAACCCGGCGCTAAGCTGCTTAGCTTTAGGCGCGATTATATTCGAAGACCTTACCGGCTTCTTAGTAAGATTTAAGGACCTAGGCCAAACCGACCCGCCTACCGAAGACGAAGAAGAAGCCGGGCTAGAAGCGCTGCACAGCTTCGGGCCTTACGGCATGGTAGAAGCTATAGCGGCTAAGTATCACGCTAGGCCCTTCGACGTATTCCAATGGACCGCCGAAGAAGTCTACCTAGAACTAACTTACCAGCAAGCTAAGAGCCGCTACCAAGAGAACCTAAGGGCCATAGAGCAAAGGAAGAACCAGCCAGCTAAAAAATAAATCACTTATTTTTAAAGAAAGTTTGCGTATTCGTTAAACATTGTTTAATATTACGTAACAATTAAACGATAAGGAAATGAAAATTTTAGGCTTTACAGAAGATTTTACAGTTTGCGAGTGCTGCGGTAAGAAGAACCTTAAAGGCACTTTCGCCTTTAAGACTAACGAAGGCGAAGTTTTTTATTGGGGTTCTTCCTGCATTAAAAAGGCTTACCAACTGGACAAAAAAGGCTTTACCGCTAAGATTAAAGCAGACGAAAGCAACCGAAAAGCCGAAGCGCGCGCAGAATACTACGCTACCCCCGAAGGGGCTTTTTATAAAAGTTACATAGGAAGCGCCGCTCACGAAGCCGACTTAAAGGCCGGCGGCTTTTCGCTAGTGTTTAGCAAAATAGAGGCTTCCGAACTTAAGGCCAAAGAAATAAGGGCAAAGCACGGTTTTAGCTACCTTTCCTTTTAAGCCCTTCGGGGCTTTTTTTATTGCTACGCTTTTTACTATTTTAGCTTTATGAATAATAAGATACGCTGCCCGAAGTGCCACGGCTTAGCCGTTACGCTGGGCTGGTCCGGGCGGCCGCAAATAACCAAAATAGGAAGCGGCGAAATACTAGCCAGCCCGTATATAGACCGGCTATTAAACGACGACTTCTACCCGCAAGACAAGACGCCAAACGAAAACTTAGACGCGTGGCCGCGCTGCCCTACGTGCCTAGAGAAGCTGCCGGTAGACGAGAAGGACGCGGAACCCGAAGAACTATTTAGCCTTCCTAGCGTAGACCTATGGGTGCCGGCGATCTTCTTAGGCCTAGTATTTTTAGCCTTCCTGCTAGCACTTCTATTTTTTTAGCATTATATTAAGGCCCTTATGGCGAACTATCAAAATATTGTAAATGTCTGAGGGCCGCGGCAGCGCCTAGCGGCGTGCGATTTATTCATGGCCGGCTTATAGACTTTACGCAGGGCTATAGCGGTACCTACCCGCTTATAACTTTGTTACCTTTTACCGTAACCGACGCCCGCAGCACGCCGGACGCTATTTTTGATAGCGCCAGTATAGTAGTAGGCTTCTGGAAGCAGGACCGGCCGGACACTACCGCCGAAGAACGCGAAGCAATTATAGCCGAGATGGACGCGCTAAGCGATAGCTTCCTAAACGCCATACTAGAAAGCGACACTACAAAGCTTACCAATATCCAAAAAGAACCTCAGTACCAAATGTTTCAAGCGACGCTAAGCGGCTTCGCGGTAAGCTTTACTATTCAATTAATAGCGCCATGCTAAGCGGCTTAGTCAACGCGATACTTAAGAATTTCGCCGAAGAAACTATAGCCGGCATACGGTCCCGAATTCCGAACGTAACCGGCGCCAGCGCGAATAGCTTAGGCTACCGAATAGACGCCGAAGGGCTTACTATCTTTTCTAGTATGAAATATTTTACCGTACTGGAAACCGGAAGGAAGCCTGGCAAGCGCCCGCCTATTAGCGTAATAGAACAATGGATTAAAGACAAGCCTATAGCTTCCGATATTAACCCGCGTAGCTTAGCCTTCTTAATCGCCCGTAAGATCGGCGAAGAGGGCAGCTTACTCTACCGGCAGGGCGGCAAATCGGGAGTAATTAGTGATAACATTAACGACAAAGTAATAAGCGAAAATTTAGTAGCTAACTTAAGCGACACCTTCCGCGACTACGTTATAAACGAGTTTCTTAAAAAGCCTACCGCATGAGCGTAATTAACCAAATAACCGCGCCGGCTAACGGCGCCGACGTTTTTAGCCCTATGGTATTCGAGTTTAGCTTTGAAGCTGCTACGTGTAGCTTCGTAGATCTAACCGGCATAGCAGCTATAGACGTGCCACTAAGCTACGCTACGCTGCTAGAAGTAGGGGGCAGCGTGCGAATAACTAACGGCGCCTATTTGGGGGTCTACAGGATAACCGAAATAACGCCCGACGCGCTGCTAAGGCTTACGCTAAACACGCCTTTCATAGGTTCGTCTGCGGCTACCGGGTCTACTAGATTCACGCCAGAAGGCCCTACAGTCTTTCAACTAATAGCGGGCTACAGCGCAGGCGACGAAGCGGCGGTTAAGCCATGGCAAGTTACCGACGAAATTAGAGTTAGCCCGAACCTTAGCGGCGTCTTCCGGGTAGACGTTAGCGGCTTCTTACGTTCGCGCTTTACAGTTACCGCGCCCGTAGTAGGCCCTAACGTACCTATAAGCATACGCTACGCGGTACGGCTTAAGAGCGCTACCGATATACCCGACGACACCGGGGCGCTTACTGCTTACTATGGGCTAGAAGCGCTTACGCTGCCGCAGCAAGGCGGCGACGAGGTAGTAGGCGAAAGGCCTATTTTATTCTTCGGCGGAGCGCCTACGCTTTATAGCTTAGCGCTGGCTAAAGGAATTATTAACAATTTTATAGCGGATCCTAACGCGCCCGGCGAAACTACCGCCGGGGCTACGGTGGACGTAAGACTTTTAAGCTGCCAGCCTAAAGTTATAAGCTGGTTAGGCACTTCGCCTACGGCCGGCTTTAGCGTTACGCCTGCGCTTCCTACGTGGATAGCCGCCACGGCCAACGGTAATAATATCGATTTAGTAATTAACCCATGCACGGCCGGCGCTGGCGACTACCTTAGCGCCGACTATAGCCCGGTAGACTACTTAGTAGCTGGCGAAGTCAACAGCGTTACGGGCTGCTATAGTTTCGACTTCGACCTAGGCGGCTTACTGTTTACGCTGGGTATTTGTGTAACGCCTATAAGCGAAATAGTAGACGTATGCGCTAGCGATTCGCTAATCTTCGGCTGGCTAAACCAGCGCGGCGGCTTTTCTAGTATGGCCGTAGAAGGGCGCTACGTGAATGGCCGGGACTTCGGAAGCGATACGCTAACCGTAGACGCTAACCAAGTGCTGAAGCGCGTGCAATTTAAAGACGTTTACGATTATACCGATATACGCGGCGGCGTTATTTCTAAAAATCAAATAGACCTGCTAACTAGCCTACGGTCTGCTATTCAAGTCTACCTATACAACACCGCTACGCAGGCCTTCGACATTCCTATAGTGCTAGACCGGGCTAGCTTTTCTACGTATGGCAACAAGTTTAACCAAAGCGAAACGCGCTACGGGTTTAGATTCAGACGGGCGCAGCGCCTAGTAATTCAATCGCAATAAATGACGACGCAGCTATATATAAACGGGCTTCTAGTAGATACGCAAAGCGCCGAAATAGTACTAGACCTTCAGGCGTTTACCTTCGACAACCTAGGGAGCCGCCGCGGCAGTTATTCCAACGTCTTCGAGTTACCGAAAACGAATACGATTAAAGCGCTTTTCGATAACTGCGACATAGTTAACAGCTTAACACCGGTACCCTATAGCCGTAACACGTGCAAAATTTTTATGGACGGCGCGCTAGTTATCGACGGATCCGCGGTTATACTGGAAGCTTCCGAAGCTTTCCGGGTTTATATTAGCGCGGGTAATAGCGACTTTTTTAAAAGTATTTCTTCGATAAAATTAGTAGACGTAGACCTAGTAGAATACGACCACATATACACCGGGCCGAACGTAACCGACCGGCGCGAAACTACCGAAGGCTTCGTTTACCCTAATGTAGATTACGGCTTTTTTGAGTATGCCGCACCCGGCGCCGCGTCTTATAGCTTTCGCTTCTTCCAGCCTAGTTTTTGGGCGAAGACTATAATAGGAAAGGCTATAAGCGATCTAGGCTACACGCTGGCCGGCGACATACTTAACGCGCTTACGTGGCGAAGCCTAGCCGTGCTATGCCGTGGCGCCGTGGCAGACCTGCTAGATAGCTTAGCGCAGTATCGCTTCACTATAGATTATAACCAGCTAACCGAAGACACCGCGCAAAAGATAAATTTCCCCGACCGGGTTTATGATAAGTCCGCGCTATATAAAGCCGACGCTACCGCAGGGCAGTTCGTTTACAGCCCGAACGTGGCCGACCGCACCGAAATAAGGTTTGAAATAAGCCTCAGCGGTAAGGTTATAACTAACTTACCTAGGCGCTATACTAACGCCGAAGTATGGGTAGACCTGCTTATATACGACGCCGCCGGCACGCTGCTATTAACGCTTTCGCCTACGCCGGTAGTTTTCGAAGACCGCTTTTTCGGAGTCTTTAACGTCTACCGGGCGCCTTCTAGCGGGACCCTAGAACGTGATCTAAATTTTACTTACCCGTCAAGACGCGACGACGTAACCGCCTTTAGCGCGCTGCTAGCCTCCACGGCCGACTTAACTACCTTACGCTTCGGCTGGCAGGTAAGGAGCAACCGCCCCGGCTACGGCCTTAAATATCTACGCTTCGAAAATTTAGAGTTTATAATAAACCAAGTACCAAACAACGGCACGCGCTTAGGCGGTCCGGTTATACCTATTAACGTAGCCGCGGCTAACGTGCTGCCGGCGGCGCCTACGGTAGGCGACCTACTGCTAACTATTGCTAACCTAGAAGGCCTAATTATACAAGTAGACGAAACAGCTAAGCGGGTTAACACTTCGCGACTAGACGGCCTAGTAGACCGCAAGGCCGACGCGCTAGACTGGTCTACTAAGCTAGACCTAACCGAAGACCCAAAGCTAACTTATTCGCTGGAAGGCTTAGCCCGGGTTAACTACTACGCCTTCGCCGGCGATGATAAGGATCCGCTGCTAGAGCCGAACGCAGGCCGCGGCCGGGTAGACGTACCTAACGAAAACCTAGAAGCCGAAAAGACTATTTTTACTTCCAAGTTTAGCCCGGTGCCCGTGCTGCCGACGATGCAGAATAGCCGAACTATGGGCCGCGTCTTTACCGGTGAAAAGTACACCTTTGACGGGTTCAACTATAACCTAAACGACGATCTTAAACTAAGTGAATTCGGCGCCCGTATCGCCGTACTTTCGCCGGCTGAAGCTTCGCTAGATATTATAGTAGATGCTAACGTAATTAACTACGAAGTAAACGCCAGCGCGCTAAGCTTCGAACGGGCCATAAGAGATAACTACCGACTGCTAGACGCGGTAACCGATAACACTAAAATAGTAGAAGCGCTATTCTTACTAGACCTTACCGATATTCAAAATATAGATTTTACTAGGCCCGTCTACGTAGACTACTTCGGCGCTTTTTTCTATATTGAACGTATTAAGCAATTTAAGATTAACAGCCGCGAAAGCTGCTACGTACGACTAGTTAACTTAGCTATATGAAAGAATTAACCCTAGAAGACCTTAGCGCTAAGCTAGTAAAGGCTAAGGCCAGCTACGCCAAATGCGGCTGCAAAATATACAAAGAAGAAGCGGCAGCGCTTAGCGCCCGAATAAAGGAAATAGAAACCGGGCTAAAAGCCTTTTAAGCTATGGCAGAAGAAAGCATTTTATTAAGAGTAGGTATAGACGAAAACCAAATAGCCCGAAGCGAAGCGGCGGTAATTTCTGCGCGCGACAGTATAGACGCGCTACGCGAAGCGAATAAGAAGCTAGCCGACGAAGGCAAAAAGAATACGACCGAATACGTAAAAAACGAAACGGCGCTAAGGGAACTTAACACGACGGTAAGAGAAAACCAGCGCGTATTAGATGCTAACCAGAAGCTGCAGAAAAGCGCCGGCGGATCTATACGGGAATTACGCGCCAACGTATCGCGGCTTAAGCAGGAATACGTGGACCTAAGCGGCGCCGAACGTGAAAACGCGCAGGTAGGCGGCGCCCTCCAAAAAGAACTACTAGCGCAGACCGAAGCGCTTAAAGCACTAGAAGGCGAAATAGGAGTAACCGGACGCAACGTCGGGAACTACACGGCTTCGATCTTGGAGGCTACAGACGGCACCGGGCTATTTAGCAAGGCGCAGCAAGCGCTAGCCGTAGCGCAGAAGGTAGCCAACGCCGCCACGGAAGGCGGAACTATAGCTACGCAGTCCTTCGGGAAAGCTTTAATAGCTACCGGCATAGGGGCGTTTATAGTTGTGATAGGTTCGCTTATTAGCTATTTAACCCGGACGCAGGAAGGTATGGACAAAGTAGCGCAGGCTACCGAAGCCGTAGGCACCTTTGTGGCCGTAGTATTCGACGAGTTTAGCCGCCTGGGTAAACAGGTAGCAGATAATATTATTCCTACCTTCCAAGGCTTAGACGAAGTACTGGCCGGCATTTTTACGCTAGACTTCGACCGGGTTAGCCGCGGCATGGATAGGGTAGGCGAAGCGGTAGCTAATGTAGACGGCATTAACTTATTAGAAGTAGCCGGTAACGCTGCAGCGGCAGCGAAGGAAGCCGCCGGCCTAGAAAAGCAAATACAGAATATTACTAGAGCCGAAAAGGCGCTAGACCTAGAGCGCGCACAAGGGCGGCAAAACATAGAGGACCTTAAGAAGCTAGCCGAAGACACTACTAAAAGCACGGCTGAACGTGCGGCCGCTTCCGAAAAAGCCCTAGGCTTAGAACTGGCGCTAGAAGCTAAAGCTATAGGTTTACAGAAGCAACGGATAGAAGTACTAAAAGCTAAAAACGACCTAAGCAGTAGCACGGACGCCGACATTAACCGAGTAATAGACGCCGAAATAGAACTAGCCAACTTACAGCAAGAGAGCGCTACTAAGCAAATAGAACTAAATAACAAGCTTAACGCGCTACGAAAAGAAAGCGCGGCAGCGGGCGAAAAGCAGGCGGCCGACGAAAAGAAAGCGCAAGAAGTACGCGACGCGGACGCGGTAAAGCAAGCGACCGAAACTCAAAAGCAGCTTAACGCCGACTTCGTAGACGCGATTAAGAACCGGGCCGCCGAAGTGGACCTAGCTATAAGGGACTCCATTAATGAGGTCCGCCAACAATTCGCCGACGGGCTTATAGACCTAGAAACCTACCAGACACAACTAGACCAAGTAGAAGCGCTAGCGCTAGAAACGCGCCGCGCTGCGGTAGAAGGGCAGCTAGAAGTTAACCGCACTAACGCCGAAATCGACGCGCAGACGCGGCTAGCTATAGAGCGGGACCTACAAGCGCAGCTAAGACAATTACAAGATGAACAAGTAAGCGCCGGGGTAGCTAGTAGACAAGCCGAACTAAACGCCAATAAGGTATTAGCCGACGAGAAGAAGACGCTAGCCGACGAAACCGCCAGCGCTCAGATAGCCGCCGAAGACGCGGTATTAAATGCCGCTATTAGTATCTTCGGGGCGCAAAGCACCGCGGGTAAAATAGCTGCCAGCTTTCAGGCGTTACTAGATACCTACCGCGGGGCTAACTTAGCGCTAGGTACTATTCCGCCGCCTTTCGGGCAGATAGTGGCAGCGGCTACCGTAGCGCAGGGCTTAGCCAACGTAGCGAAGATTAACAGCAAAGCGCCGCCTAAGTTCGAAGAAGGCGGCGGCATAGGAATAGACGGACCTAGCCACGCCGGTGGCGGGGTAGACGTAGCGGTAGGCGGGCAGACCGTGGCCAACGTAGAAGGCGGCGAGGGGCTTTTCGTAATGAAGAAAAGCGCCTATAAAAGTCTTCGCGCGCTTTCGGCCTTTAACCAAATGCACGGCGGGCGAAGCTGGCTTAGTGGAGGTAGTAGGCACCTAGCCGACGGCGGGGCTATAGCCCGATCTAGCGCGCCGGCTTTAGACCGCAGGGCTTTAATAGACAGCCAGCAAAACTTCGAGCAAGCTATAAGCCAGCTAGAAATAGTAACGAAAGTAACCGACATTAACCGCGTAAACGCAGAGGCTAAACTAGTTAGGATTAGCAGCGATTTAAGCTAATAAAAAAAGCCCCGTAGGGCTTAAATTTTAGTAGTCGAAATAGCCCTCTAGTTCTCTTTCCCTTCTGGCGCCGCCTTCCGCCTCGGCGTAAAGGTTGAAAATTTCCGAGGTTGTTATCTCGTTTTCAGCGGCAAAAGTCTCTATAAACTTCTTCGCTTCCGCTCGGTCTTTTGTGTCTTTGCCTATGTAAGCGGCCACTTCAGTATAGGATGCCATATTTTTGATTGGTTTAAATTAATACCCAATATTAAACAAAGTTTAAATAAATACCAAACAAAGTCTAATATTTATTTAAACAATTTAAACCGGGCGCCGCCGGCGTGAACCCCGGAAGCCTACCGGGCGCGGAAGCTTATTTATAAGCCGGCGGTAAGTACCTAGCGCAGGGGCGCAGAAGTTAGCGTTAGAAGACATAGTTTAGCGGGGTAGTTGTTTACCTATAAAGTACTTAGTAAGTTTTTCCGAAAGGTCTACGCCGGTAACGACGTACCATATAGACAAGATAGGAAAGGCGACGAGAAAGGAAGCCAGCGCCACGAAAACAAGGATAGCAGCCGCTAAGCGTTTAAAGTATATCATTCTTTTAAATAGTTATGTATGTACGATTTTAGAACCCCGGTCTGCGTCTTATTTTCGCGTTTTACCTTAGCGGCGAAGCGGGTTTTTAAGGCTTTCGGCAGGTTCACTTTAATTTGGTCTAAGTCTTTTTCGGACATATCTTAAAATTTATAAGGGAAAGTACCGTGATTTTTTTGCAAATAAAAATTAATTTACTAGCGAATTTATGGAGGTACTAAATATAGAAGGCGTAATAGGGCAGAAAGGCGACACGATTTTAGCGCCGGGCGAAAAGGTTTTTAGCTTCGCCGACCTAGAAAACTTTCTGGCGTCTTACGGCGGCGGGCCTTTTGAGGCCGTAATAAAAAGCCCCGGCGGCAGCGTAGAAGAAGGCTTTAAGATATTCGATAAGCTTAAGGAGTACGACGTAACTACCGTAGCGCTAACCGCAAACAGCATAGCCAGCGTAATATTCTTAGCCGGTAAGGTTCGGAAAATTACGCCTACTTCGCAGCTTATTATACATAACGCGTGGATAAGTGGCGAAGACCTAGCAGGCGAAAAGCTTAACTTTCATACGCTGCAGGCGCTTACGCAAATCTTCGCCGAAACCGACTTAAGAATACTTAGCGTATATTCGAGCGTATCGGGACCTAATAAGGCTAGTAAAATTCTGGCGCTTATGGCCGAAGAAACTAACCTAGACGCGGCTACCGCTATAGCGTTAGGCTTCGCTACCGAAATACTAGAAGAAGACTACGCCGCGCTGGCTTTCCGTAATCGGGTTATTACCTATAGCCAAAACTATATAAAACTTATAGCGAAAGAAGAAGAGGCCAAAAAAGAACAAAACCAAATTTTAATAAATACAAAAATGAAAGACGAAGACAAAGTAGGCGCTTTCGAAAAGATGCTAAAAGGGCTTAAGAACCTTTTTAAATTGCAGCTTAAGAACATGGCGACCACAACGAGCGAAGGCGTAGCTATTTTTATAGCCGGAGCCGAAGAAGACGGCCTGCTAGGTAAGAGCGTTTACCTAGCCGAAGAAGGCCTGCCAACCGAAACGCCGGCGCCTGCGGGTAGCCACGTTTTAGAAGACGGCACTACTATAGTAGTAGACGAAGCCGGGCTAATTACCGAAGTAATCGAAGCCGCACCGGTAGAAGACGTGGAAGCGCTTAAGGCAGACTTCGCGGCGACTACCTTAGCAATGGAAGAAGAAAAGCAGAAGCTAGAAGCTAAAGTAGCGGCGCAGGCTAAGCTAATCGCAGACGGTAATAAGAAGCTAGAGAAGCTTAACGCGGACTTCCTAGACTTGAAGAACGCGGTACTAGGCGACCCGGACGACAAGAAAAAAGAAGCACCGGTAGACTTCGCAAAACTTACGCCGGGCGAACGCATTAAAGCGCGCGCAATGGCTAAGGCTGAAAATATTTAACAACTAAAAAACCACTTAAAAAGATGGCTAATATTAATTTTCCTAACGGAAACACCTACGCCGGGAAGCTATTCGCTGAATACCTTACGCCAGCAATCCTAGCGCCCGCGGGCCTAGTAAATAGGGGGTTAGTAACTCCTATTGAAACAGTAAAGAATAAGGAAACGCTAAGAGGCGTTAACCGCGTAATCGACTTACAGACGCCTAGCGCTATGTTTACCGCGCAGTCAGGCAATATCGAACTAAGCGAGAAGCAGCTAGAAATGGTAGCTTACGAAGTTATGGACCAAATCGACGCGGAACTGTTGCGTACTACTTGGGAATCGGAGCAGCAACGCCCGGGAAGCTTCGAGGACTACCGACTAACGCCGGACCTTTATAACTTCCTTCTAGAAAAAATCTACGTGCCTAGAATGGGTATCGCTAACGAGCAGCTTTATATCCTAGGTAAGGCGGGCGTAAATACTGGCGAAGTAGCTACGGCTTCTTTTTCCGCTGCTTACCCGGGGCTGCTTCCTTCTTTGGTAGCGGACGCTAGCGTGCCTAAGCGATCCTTACCGGACACCGCTAAGCAAACTATTACGGCTATTACTAGCGGCGCGGCTAACGTGGCGTCTATTACCGTAGCCGACGCTTCTACTATTATAGTAGGCGACCCGCTTACCGTAATCGGAGCGGACGGAAACCAAACCGTAGGAGGCGCAACTATTAACGGCCAGACCGTTACGGTAGTAGCTATTAGCGCGAACGTCTTAACGGTAGCGGAAGCGATCACAGGCGCCACGGCGGCGACTTCGGGCACGGTTTTCTTTATTAACCCGTCTAACGTGCTAGCGGTCCTTACTTCGGTTTACATGAGTATTCCGCAGAAGATTAAAAAGCAAATGAGTAACACCGGCAACGGGCGAACTAAGATGCACGTAAGCGACAGAATCGCGGACGCGTACCGAGTAGCTAACGGCTTAATTTCGGGGCAGGGCGGAAGCTTTACTAGAGAAGGTTATTTTGCGCAGGATGCGTTAATACCTTACCTAGATATCGACTTAGTAGCCATGCCTTACTGGAATGAAAACCAAATAGCGGTATGGAACCCGGGTAACGTCTTCCTAGGCTTCGACCTATTAAGCGACGAGGTTTACGCTAGAGTTTTGTATCTTGGGGACGTAACCGGCGACGACGTTTACAGAATTAAGAACCGTATGAAATCGGATATCGAATATAAGTACGCGGCAGAAATTTTCTTATACAGACCGCAATAAGATAAGGGGCCGGGGTGAAAGCCGGCTTTCTTTTAACCTTTAAATTAAAAATATCTTATGGCATGTAATGAATTAGTAAGGGGTATAAATCCCGACTGCGAAGCAACCCGAAAGCCGGGAGGCTTAAATAAGCGCGTATATATTGGCCTTCTTTCCGACCTAGATAGCGCGGTATTCGCGACGGGTAATGTAATGACGGCTTTAACTTTTGCACTAGGTAAGGGCTTCATAACCTTTACCGGAAAGCGTGAAAAGCATAATAGCGCTATGGCGCTAGAAGTAGGCGAAAACTTTAATCTTCGTAACCACGGGCTAAACCTAGTAGCCTATTATAACACCCCGGAAGAACTAGAAGCCCTAGACAGCTTGCTAGACGTGGAAGGGGTTTTTATGGTAGTAGAAACGAATAGCGGTGAATTAGAAGTGTGGGGTATGAATAAAGGCGCAAACTTCGCAAACTTCGGCCTTAAGGCTTCGGGTATTGAAGGCGGAAGCGGTACGGCTATAGTAGATAGTAATATCTATACGGTAGCCTTTAACGGTAACCACGAAAATCTGCAGCTATACTTCAAAAGCGTGCCGGGAACCTCCACGCTAGCGGAAGACTTAGCTATTTTAGACGCCTTAGTTATTTGGCCGGTTTAGTAGCACTTAACACTTAAAAATAAAAAGAAGCCCTGCCCTATTAGGGTTAGGGCTTTTTACTTATCTTACCTAAAATTTCGACCATGCTAAAATTTAAAAAGCGATACGAAAACCAGACTATAGTATTAAGCGACGGCACACTAATAAGCGCCGCGACTATAGCCAGCCCGCGAAATCAGAAACTTTTAAAAGCTTCGACTTCTTATAGCTACATGCTTGACGACGCTACGGCGAAAGCCGAAGAGCCTACTACAGCGGCGGACCCGCCGGTAACGGGCGGCGGAGGGGCAGGCGACCCGCGGCCAGCTAAGAAAGCTACCACTAAAAAGAAATCTTAAGCAATGGCTTCTAAGAAAGTAAACGCGGCGCAAAAAATTATAAACCTTTCGGCGCCTTCCGCGAGTACCGCGGGCGCAGGCTTTAGCGCTTCGCTTTCTTCTTTGAAGCGTAAGCTTTCGGAAGGCGCGCGTAATGCGATAGCCCACATAAAGCGAAACGAGTCTAATAAATATTATTTTTACGGCGAACTAGATAACCTACCTAACGCAATTATAGCGGCGGTAGATAACAGCGGGACCGCTACGGCCTGCACTAACCGGCTTAGCCAGTTTATACAGGCCGACGGCTTTATAATGCCGGGCGTAGATACCGCTAAGGCCAATAAGCGGCAGACGCTTCTAGGTCTGCTAGAAGACCTTACACTAAACGAAGCCTACTTAGAAGGCTTCGCGCTTCGTCTTATATTCGATAACGCCGGCGACATAGTTAAACTATATAGCCTAGACGTTAAGACGCTGCGCCGCAAGGGCGCCGGCTTCGAGTTTAATCCGCTTATGGGCGAAATAGGTAAGAACCACGGCGAAACGAGAATCTACCCGGAATATGACCCGGAGCGCGCGCCAGAAGAAAGGCGCCAAACTATAGCTAAACAAGTTAGGGACCACGGCGAGCAACTAGGCGAAGTTCTTTACGTATTCCGCAAGGGCTTAGGGCTTTACTACGACGTTTACCCGGTGCCGCGTTTCTACGCCTCCATCGAAGACGTAATTAGCGACGGCAAAATAAGCCAGCTAGACCTAAGAAATATAGCACAAGGCTTTAGGACGCCGGTAATAATTTCGACCGGTCCTATAGATGATCAAAATAAAGACGACGACGGGCTAACCGCGCAGGACTACTTCGACGAAAGCCTACAGGAATTTACCGGCGAAGACGCCAGCCCAATCTTACACCTAAAAGGCAATACCGAAGAATTTAAGCCAACCGTTACGACTATTAACGTAGCCGAAATCTTAGACCAAACCGACCGCGCCAGCGATAGGATAGCTAAGCGGGTAGCTAGGATTTTTGATGTGCCCGAAGTACTCATAGGCATAGCGAAAGAAGGCCAGCTAGGCAACGTACAGGAACTTAAAAACCAGTTAGCGCTATTCGCGCTTTCAGTATACAAGCGGCAGGCTAGAATCAAAGAAGCCTTCGACCTAATTAAGCCAAAACTTAAGCTTATGGGCCTGCCGGTTAATGCCGACTTTACGCTAAGCACGCTTAAGCCTTTCGACTTTATACCCGACGCCGTAATAGCAGGATTAACACCAGAGGAGCAAAAGGAATTATTTGAAATAGACCTTAAAAGCAGCCCGGCGCCAAGCGTGCAGCCCGCAACGCCCGAGGGCGCACCAGCGCCGGGCGCGGAGGCTAATAGCACTCTGACAAACTTAACCGGGCGCCAGATGCAGCACCTACTAAGAATCGTCAGGAAGTTTAATAAAGACGAGGTTACCTACGAACAAGCCGAGGCACTTTTGATCGGGGGAGGCTTCGCCGCCAATGAAGCCGAAGCGGCTAAGTGGCTAGTTACAAAAGAGGAAGAGGATTTAAACCCAGCTCAATAATGGCAACGACTTTAATGATTACCAAAGCAGATTTTGCAGCGGCAAACTTTGTTAAGTTTTCCCAGAATATTCCGGAGGATCAAATAAACCCCCACATATACGTCGCACAGGAATACGACCTTGCGCCGCGCCTAGGCGTGCAGTTATACGAGGATTTAGAATCATTGGCAGAGACGCCGGATCCCGCAAGACCTGAACTGGCTTTTTTTCTTAACGGGCCGGTTAAACGCTACCTACTATTAGTATCCTATGCTCGATTTATCAGCTCGCACGGGTTAAATGTCACTCAGTTCGGGCTGAGCAAAACAACGGACCCCCAGGGAACTTTTGAGCAAAGCAGCGCCGCGGAGCGGGCCGTACTGATTAGGCAGGCCAGCAGCGACGCCAACATAGCCCTGGCGAAGCTTACCGCGGTTCCTTTCACTTTCGACGGCGTAAGTTATACGAAGACAGGCAAGGGCGCTAAGCAGTCGCAAAGCATACGGGCGCCAAAACGCCGCCGCGCTTTATTCGTCTCGGGTTTTTCATACTTAGATATTTTGAAATAATGGCATACACTAAGCAGCAACTAGAAGCACTAAAAAATTCCCTGCTAGCTAGCGGCCAGCCTATTACCGCCGCTACGCATAGGGCGCTGGTTCAGAAATTAATTGACGAGCTTTACGACGCCCAAAGCCGCGGTAATTTATTGGCCGGCGTTCAAAACGATATTACTAACGTGTCGGGAGACGTGACGTTAGTAATTAGATCCGGGCAGGCGTACTTAATACCGACCTCAAACTTAGTAGCAGCGGGCCTATCCTTTGATGACCTTAACGGAATAGTCGTAGTGGATCCACAAAACGGAGATCTGCTGGCGTACGACGCCCTTACTGACACTTGGCGAAATGTAGAAAACACTTTAACCGGTGACTTCGTGCCCTACGGCGGCGCATCAGCCAGCGTAGATTTAGGCGAGTTTGGTATGAAGGCCGGGTTTCTTCAACTCGACACAACGCCGACCGGCACGCCTGAAGAAGCAGGCGTGATTTTTTGGGACGCCGACGATTTGACCGTAGACATAAGGCTTAACGGCTACGTAATGAAAATAGGCGAAGACCTTTTTTATCCGGTTACAAATCAAACGGGGTCCAGCATCCCAAAAGGGACGCCGGTAAGATTCGCGGGAACTTTAGGCGCGTCTGGGCGTCTACTTATCGCTCTTTTCTTAGCGGACGGGTCCTTAGAATCCCAAGTATTTATGGGGGTCACGGCGGAAACAATCGCCAACGGCGCCGCCGGAAAGGTTTTATGGTTCGGAAGGATACGCAAAATAAACACCAGCGCTTTTTCTGAAGGCGACATACTTTACGCTTCCCCTACAGTTGCGGGCGGCTTCACGTCTACTAAGCCTGCTGCGCCCAACAATATTATAAGCGTGGCGGCGGTAATTAATAGCAGCGCGAGTCAAGGCGTTATTTTTGTAAGGCCACAAATAGAAGTCGCTGCGGCAATCTTTAGCCCAATAGTTCAAGAAAATTTTACGCTAGTAGATTCTGCAGGAACCGTAACTTTTACTTATGATTACCGGTCCTTTATCTACTATAGGCAAGGAAACACTATTTTCTGGTCTCTTAACGTATCGGGCGTAGCAACTGGGGCGCCTTCGGCGGGGGGAATTTGCAAGATAACCGGCATAGTTGCGCCTAGCTTTACCCCTATACCTACAAGTTTTGGGCTGTCTTCTGTTTCGTCGTCTCGGTTAAATTATATTTTTGGGTCCACTTTAACCCCTGCGCAGATAGCCAACTTAAGAGTAAATCTCCCTTTTGGCGGAAATATCAATTTTAACTATAGAAAGGATAATCTTGCGGGCTACACTACCTTTTTGGGCAACGGGAACCCCTTTCAAATAAGCTTAGAAGGCCATTACTATGTAGAATAAATAACCTTTAAAAAGCGTTTTAAAATATATCAAAATGGCAACAATCGAAAAAGACAAGCAAGGCTTATTAAATATTCAGTTAATCCAGGGAGACGGCAAACCGATTTCTCTTACTTTCCTAATGACGACCCCGCTGGGGGCCATAGCGCCTATAGATTTGAGAACGTACTCGGCTATTAGGTTAGACGTAAAAAGCCAGAAGGACGTGAATGAAAAACCTTTTATATCGCTAAGCCTTGGAAAAGGTCTGGTTATTTCGGGCTACAACTTTAATGTTTTATCTTTTGAACTATTAGAACAATTTAATAGAACTTCTTTAGCGTCCTGGTACTACGACGTTAAATTTACCAACGCCAGCGGCACCAAGCATTTAATCGCCGGACTAATTTCAATAGACAGATCAGTAACAAAATGAGAGAAGTATTTATAACAGCCTTATCAGAGGCGATTCTAGTCACTGTGACGCAGTCTGGCGAAGAGATGGCAAAACAGTACGCCTTGGAGGCGTTGGGCTATAAGGAGGAGGCCGAATTGGCCGAGATCGCAACAGCCGCCGACAGGGTAGCTACTGGATTGGATGCCGCCGCAACAGCCGCCGACAGGGTAGCTACTGGATTGGATGCCGTCGCAACAAGTGAGGACAGGGTAGCTACTGGATTGGACGCCGTCGCAACAGCCGCCGACAGGGTAGCTACTGGATTGGATGCCGTCGCAACAAGTGAGGACAGGGTAGCTACTGGATTGGATGCCGCCGCAACAGCCGCCGACAGGGTAGCTACTGGATTGGATGCCGTCGCAACAAGTGA